ATCTGTTACTTTTACCCAAGCTGAATATGTTAAAGAAGAAGTAGCTGACTGAGTTCCTAAATCTAAATGTTCTTCAACACCATCAAAATCAACACTCTTTGTAGATACTATAACAGGGTCTGCTGACTTGTAGTTACCACTATTTAATTTAAGGTTAGATGCTACATATTTTTGTTCTTGTAACATTATGTTACTTAAAACTATAAAAGCACTTGCACCACTTGGATTTCTTAGAATAAAATTATTATTAGAACCTTGTCTTGTATATATGAATGAGTGGTCGCCTACTGTACTTGTTATTGTTTCGTAACTATCTCCGTCATAGTGTTGTAAAGTCGTTCCGTTATTTTCTACGACAGTATAACTAACTTTGTATGTTTTACCTGAACTTGTTGGAGCAGGTATAGAATATAATCTTGCTTGTCCTGAATCAGTACCTGATATTTTACCACCGTTTTCAACAATAGTTAGCTTACCATCTATGTTGTTCCACCTATTGTTAGGGTCTAATTTTTTTATAGATATACTACTAAAAGTAGCAAGAGTACCACCTAAATTATTTATAGTTATATCATCTGCAGTATTAACAGCTTTAAAATACTCTACATAAGTTCCATTATCAGCAGATGTTATTACAGGTCTTGCAGGTGTTGAGTTATGTGTTCTACCATATTTTAACTCAAAAGCACCACTTGTGACATTTAGGTCTGTAATAACTATTTTATAACTTTCTCCATCTACAAAAGGTGAACTTGGTAAAGTCAAACTAGCATATGTAATACTGCCTGTATCCTCTACTAAACTACTATTTATTTCTAAATGACCATTACTATCTATTGCAAAACCTCTACGAGTAGATACACTCCAACCTGACACCTCTTGTACTGTGATGTTACTTATTGTACCTCTAAACGCACCACCATAAAATCTAGGTCTATTAAAGCCCCCTGAGTTCATAAAGATTGTTTTGCTACCTGCAGAGGTAAAAGTAGCATCACCTGCACTATTACCTAAATCAACATTTAAAGTACCACTTTCATAAGTTACTATATCAAATGTAAGTTTATGAAAAGTAGAGCCTGTTAAGGTAAGACCGTTTGTTTGAAAAGTACCATTACCTGATGAGCAAGTTACACCATTATTGCTATATGCCCAACCTGTATCTAAACTCCATCTTTCGTTAGGGTCTACTTGTTTTACTGTTATACTATCAATAGAGAATGTATGAGTTACACCATTAGTCATTGCTCTAAAAAACGCTTCTGTGTTGTTTGTTGGAATGTGGTATAAGGTGTAAGTACCATTAGCAGTAATATCGCTTTTTGCATAAGCACCACCCATATAAAAACCCAAAGCACCACTTGAATAGTTAGATACTACAATTACTATTTTATAAGTTTTATTACTTGAAAAACTAAAATTCTGTTGTATTCTTTGTCCTTTAGCAGCATTTACAAAATTAGCTTTACCACCTGATATATTAGCGTTAGTACCACTTACAATAGCCCAAAAACTATCTGTAGTAAAATTACCATTATTGACTTTCTCACTACCTAATTCATCTAAATTACCATTCTGTATGAGGTCTGCACCCATTGTAAAGTTAGGATTACTTACTAACTCATCTGATATTTCATCAAATCTACCATTCTGTATTAAGTTAGCACCAAACTTTATTCTGTATATCTCTGTAACCTCTGCTGCTGTTAATGCTCTATCCCATATTGCTAGTTCGTCTATTTTGCCTAAAAACTCATTTGCTCTGTCGCTAAAGTTTCTTGAACCTATTTCTGCGTTTGTTGTAGTGCTTATTGTCTGTGAGGTTGCAGTGCTATCGACTAAACTACCGTCTATATATAGTTTTTGTGTTGTTCCGTCATAAGTAGCTACAATATGATGCCATTCATCTACACTTATTGCACTACCTGAATTTATATCAGATGTGTTAAGTTGGTATGTTACAACTTCTGCTGAGCTTAAATATAACCTTATACCGTCATCATTAGCATCCCTAGCATCTATAATTGTTTTACTAGCTGATGTATCACTCACTTTAATCCAAGTGCTTATAGTGTGTTGTGTATAGCTTATAGGTTGACCTAGCTGTATAAAGTCATCTACACCATCAAAGTCTACGCTATGATTGTTTTCAAACCTGTATATAGGTTGTCCAATACTTAATTTACCTTTATTAAGTCCTAACATTTATATTATTTAGAAGTGTCACCATCACTTTCTGTGTAACCTATTGCTAGACCACTTGATAAAGTAATATCAGTGACTCTCATTAGTAATTGAGTTCCTGCTGGTATTGTAGTTTGTAGTGCTGATTCTCCTGTTACTTCTGGTGCAGTAATAGAAGATATAACACTTTCCTGCACAAAATATATGCAGTAAAAATCTTTACCAGTCTGAGCTTCTGTAGTAAAAACTTGTGTAAATGCATTTTTACCTAGTAACTCCCTTAATAATGTGTTGTCTGAATCGTATCTACTCATTGTTTTTTATTTTAAATTATTAATATGTTGTTGTGCATACTTGTAAGTGAAAATATATATCACCTCCTGTATCTCCTTCTGAAACTTCTTTTACAAACGCAATTAAAAAATCACCTGCTGCAAGACTTGCACTGGTTATTGTTGTTTCATTTACAGCTACTAATTTACTTGTTGAACCTAAACCTACAACTGAAATCTCATCAACTAAAACTGGATTATAAGAAGCAGTACTATTAGCTGTTGGTGTTATTTTTGCTATGCCTATATTTACAGTATTAGTCAAATTTGCACTTACCCAGCCATAGATTTTGTAAACAGTAGATGCTTCTACTATAACATGAGTCGCACCTGTTTTCATAAGCTGTGTTGGATTTAAGGTAATACTTGTCAAATCAGCAGTGCTTGTGTTTGCATCGTATTGATTTGGCGATTGCCCATCTGTCATAGGTTGTGACCTAAGCCAACTATTTATTATATCAGAAGTAGTATAACCTTTAAATGAATAAGTCTGTTTACCCAAACTTGTGTTACTAATCCAAGATAAATTACCACTACTGTTTTTAGTTAGTGTTGTAGAATTACCTGCTGTGCTAAAATCTTTAGGCACATGAAGATTTGAATTGCTTAAATTTTTATGTTCGTTATTTGCCATCTATATATTTTTAACAGTCATCACAAGGACAGTAGTCTTTCCAACTTGTATATGTTCTAGGATAATAATTTTTAGTATATATGCTATCGTACATTATAATACCATGATTCTTATATGCAAACCCTCTGTTAGGTCTGTTAGACTCATAGGTTGGGTATAAACCATTTTGGTCATCATCCTCTATGTAATCCATCATGTCTTTTAAATATACACTAGCTTTTCTATATGTGTCTTGTTTGTATGCATTGAGGTCTGAAGGGTCAACAATAGAAGAGAACTCATCTATATTGTTTACAATACCCATACTAGAACTATTGCTTTGTACTTCATTAATAACTTCAAATCTTACAAACCAACATAATGTTCTTGTTAGAAAATCGTCCATCAATGTTTGATTAGCAGTAGATAAAGTACCAGTAGGGTCATGTTGTGTCTTTAGCTCTTCGTAAAACTTTTTACCAAGAACAGGTTTTATATGAGCTAACTCTGCAAGTAAGATAGAGTTGCTAGATATAAGTGCAGGGTCTGTATTAGCGTTTGTAAAACTATTACTAATTACTTCTGCTGCTGTTACTAAGGTTGCTTTGTTATTTACGTTTGCCATACTATTGTTCTACTGTAACTGATTTTTGTTCTTCTATTTCACCATCTCCATCATCATCTCTCTGTGTCACTATAATCTCTCTGTCAGCTATAAACATATCACCTCCTTCAAGTAATGGGAAGTCCTCATCTAATAGCTTTCTTTGCTCATTTATTGTCAATACTTCTTTGACATCTATATCTGTTATGTAAGAAATAGGTGGTTCAAAGTGTATCATTAGCTCTTCTGGTTGGTAGTTTAACTCTTTAAATAATAAAGTTCTTATGCCATTTAATAACATATCTGATGTGTCTTTTACAACAGTTGTCATACATAAGTCATACGCTATTCTAATCTCACTTCCTGTATTATTCATCTTGCCTGAACTAACAATACCAGATAAAGAAGGTTGCCATCTGTGTGCAGTTATAATGTTTTGGTCTGTAATCTTCTGTAAGTCTAACCAACTACCATCTTGGTCATCTTTAATTATCTGTACATTAGCAGGTGACGTGTCTCCATTCTTAACAATAAATAATATTTTACCATTGTTACCCTCTCCAACAAATTTCTTTTGTGCTTCTTTTACCATCTTCTTTGCTTCATCTTCTCCCATATCACCACTTATCTCAACGATTGCTGATGGTTGAAAACCATTTTGAAACTTTGTATGATTCCATTTACCAATCTCATAATCTACTGCAACGTGTTCTAGTGCAGCTACATAGTCAGGTAAACCATAAAAATTAAATGTTGGCTCGTAGTCTTTAAAATGTATAATAAATCTATTGTTACGCACTACTGGATATAAAGGTAGTATATTCATCTTCTTTTTCTCCATCTTGTATCTTGCCCAGTCTGGATGTATATATACATCTTTCTTTGTCTTAGACATTCTAACAGTAGTTGCATCTACATGATATAGATTCATACCACCTTCATATAAAACACCTTCTAGGTATGCGTTACCAAAAGTGTAATAGTCATCTGCTAATTTTTTATATACATCTCTCAAAGATTCGCCATCAGCATTGACATCTCTGATGTATGATTTAAGATTATCGTTTTTTGTAACAAACTTAGCACCACTTGTAAAGATTGTCTTTTGTGCTAATACACTTCTATGTGTAGATGATTTTCTTTTTAGCTCTGCTAAATATTGAGGAAATAAATTGTTTTGACCAAAAGGTATAAAGTCTGTATATACTCTGCTTAAGTCTTGTGGTTCTTCAATATGTTGTGGTGTAGCTAAATTAAAAACACCGAACTCAAAAGTATTACTCTTGCTCTTTGTCGATGTTTTTACTTTGCTTTTTACTTTTCTTTGAGCCATCTTTTGTTTTTTCAATTTTTTCTACTACATCAGTAGCTCCTAAAACATCATATAGGTAAGCTAACTCTTCTTGAGAAGCTGATGCTGTTCTTATAACACTCTCAGTGC